CCAGTGACGAGTTGGTCTTGGCTACTGCCCCAGCCAAGCGCTCGGCTTCCCGGTCTGCGGCATCGTACCGGGCTTGCAGACTGTCCACCGTTTCCGCCTGAAATTTCAGTTGGTCGGCGGTGGCGGTGCCGGAAGCCTCCAATCTGGCTTGGGCGGCTTTTGCCTCGTCCAATCTTGCCCCGAGCATGGAAGCCTCGTTAGTAGCGAGAGCAAGAGCATTTTTCGCCTGGGTCAGTTTATCCTCCAGACCAACGGCTTTTTTGGATAGCCTATCAAATTCCTTTGCGGGGTCTTCCGGGTTCAGCTTCACATCAAGCAGAACGCCGCCGTCACTCTCGCCCATAATTTCACCCCTTTTTCTTGGTTATCTTCGCAAGGAAGGCTTCTTCCTGTGTGGTTCTCTTGGTCTGCAAATCGACCATTTCGCGGTTGCGCCGGTAATACTCCCGCTCCGCCTTGTCAAGCGGTTTCCCACGCTGCAATTTGTCCCGGATACTGACAACTTGGGCAAAGGTGCAATCGCCGCCGATTTCCTGATAGTAGCCCAGAAAAGTCCACCAGTGAAGGGCGGGAAGTTCCCGCACCTCCATACCAGCCACCCGGTTTATGGCCGGGATTATGATGGAGAAATCTTGCTCCCAGTCCATCAACTTCGGGCCTTCCTTTTTGGGTGGCATAGTTCCGCCATTCAGGAACCATAGGCCCTTTTCCACGGCTTCCTCCCACAATTCTTGCGGGATAGTTTCAAAATCTTCATACAGGATCACAAGTAGATAGTAACCCCGCTCCTGTGGGGTGGCATCTGGGTCGTTCATCGCCTCAAAGAGATTGAGAATGTCACGAAAACCGCAGTTTATAGGGTATTCCTGTCCATCGCTCAATTCCAAGTCCCGCGGTAGACATTTGTTCATCTCTTCTGGTATTTCTTGGTGTATTTCTTGATACGCTCGCCGGTGGCTTTATCCTCCAAGGAGAGATTGTCATAGCACTCGTCAAGCACCGCGGTGAGGATATTGGCCCACAAAGGAAGCCCATTAGACCGGGCAAAGGTATTCATGGTGCCGAAGAGGGGCGTACACACTTCCACGCCAAACAGATCATCCACCAGTTCACGCATTTCCTTGTCTCGCCGTTTGGCGATTTCAAAGATGGTGGAGGTATCTGCCCCTTTCAGTTCGGACTCGGTTTCTTTCTGTTTCTCTTCGGCTTTCTGGAGAACATTTATCACGCGCTCCACAAAATCCATGTCGGTGGGGGAAAACTCAACCGTAACCTTCCCGCCCAGGTTGTATTCCTTCTTGCCGGTCTCGATCTTCAGCTCTTTCATCTTGATTTCCTCCTTATGTTTTTATTTCTCGGAAACATAGTCAAGGCCACAACACCGCATGGGTGTTGTGGCCTCGCCTACGCCGCCGAAAATCAGGCGCCAACGGCTGCCGGTTCGGTGTCGTCCTCGGTATCAGGCACAAAGGTAATCTCCCCGCTGTCGTCCACGGTGAAAAGGCCGATGGTACGGTTACCGCCGGGGGTCACCGTGGTGGGCATGGACAGCGAGCCGCCGCCCTCGCCACCGAGGCCGGTAACCTCCACGGCGCTTCCGTCATACCGCTCGGCAAACATACCAGTCTTGGGGTCGCCGGCGTAGTAGTGACAGATCAGCACATCCATGTTGGACAGAGCCGCAGCGTCCTGCTTCCTGATAGCCAGGTTCCAAAGCAGCTTGGCAACCGGGTCTTCGGCATCGAGGGGAAGGGGGTCGAAGCTCTGGGTAGTGACCGGCTTCTTCATGGTGGTGCGAACCTTGCCCAAGATGTCCGTGCCGGTATCCTTAGACCAGTCAATCTCCTCAGAGGAGTCGGGCACCCTGGAGCCAACAGGAGACCACTTGGGCTTGGGGGCCGTCTTGTCGGCATTGATACACATAACCAGAAGATGGCGGTCAATGGTCTGGCCCACCGGAGTATTGAAATCCAAATCCTTCATTGGTGTATCCTCCTTTTGAAGTCGTTTGTATATCTCGCCTCAACCTGACAAAACCAGTCTTCCGTGCCGTCCTCTGTCACACCGTCCGAATGGGCGGGGACAGTCAGCTTCAGCTCACGCAAGACCCGGCCCCCGGTGAGGGCGGGATAGGTTTCTAATGTGTAGTCGATTCCCTTGATGGTGACCGGCTGCCGGTTCAGCCACCGGCCCAGCTTGTCGAGCCGTTCTTTCGTAGTGATCCGCCTTGCCTCGGTCAGCCCCTTGGCCCTGGTAACCAGAGCGAAGGGGTAAACACAGACTTGGTGGACATGGCCCATGATGTCTTTGTTCTCATCGGCGATGACCGCCCCGGTGGAGGGGTAAAAACCATACCCACAGTCCTCGTTCAGAGTGGAAAACTGGAAACGCTCTCCCTCATTCAGTCCGGGGTAGCTATTCACCAAATCCAGCAGGGCGTTGGTAACCTCTTGGGTTCCCTCCGCATCAAAGCGCACTTCTTTCGCCATAGCGTTACCTCTCGTTTATGATATTCTTGACCCCAGCCTTCCAGCGGGGAAGCTGGGCGGCCTTCGCCTCGTCAAACCACCGAGCCTTTGCGCCTGGGTTGGAGAAGGTCAGGTCTCGGTCTGTCAGCACCTTCTTGGCGCCCTTGCGCGCCCAGGGGGAGCCGGTAACCGGGTCAACCATGACCTTACCGCCAAAAAGGAAGCGGCCAAATGGGGGCGCTCCCGCCCACACTCTGCCGCTTCCCAGCATGATGGTATTCATGGCTCTGGTGCGCCGCTGGAAGTCGCCGGTCTGTAACGGCATGAACGGCAGCATATCGTTCATAATCTGCTGTTCAAGCCAAATCTGCGCCCGGTGCAAATTCCTGTTGATCCGCCCCATGTTCACATGGATAGAAACGCCGTCCATATCCAGGCGGTAGTCGGGAAACCTGTCCACGGCTTCACCTCCCCAAAATCTCGAAGTGGGGAATGACAGAATACCGGGCCACGCTGGTGACGGTATAAACGCCGTCCCTGGTGGCGCTCATGTAGGTGTAGAAGCCGTTGTCAAAATCACCGTCATTGATGGTGTCCTCACCGTCCCACTCCCCCACCATGAAGAAGTCAACGACTTCCCCGGAGGCGGAGGTGCGGAAGGCTATGGTGCTATCGTTGCCGGCGTACTCTTTCGGCCCCTTCACTGTGAACAGTTGGGAGTTGACCCCCTCCACACTGTCCCCGCTTGCCGTGGAGGTAAAGCGCACATGGAGGCTGGCTTTGTCCTTGCTCTCGGCTCCGTACTTGGCGATGATCGCCGCTTGGTCTGCGTTCAGGTCAACATGGGGTAGCACGATGGCCTTCCATTTCTCCCCGGTGCGGTTGAAAAGGGTGATGGTATCTTGATACATACCCTCACCCTCTCAAAGCCACAGGGTAGCGGCCCCCGAACAGGAGCCGCACCCCATTGGCATCATCAATGCCGCCCAGATAGTTGCGGATGGTGGAGGTGTAGAGTTGCCTTTCTGCCTCCACACTGCCCGCCGCTTCCCGAATGGCAGAGCTGACCGCAGTGCCGGAGGCGAAGGTCATGGACTCTGCACCAGAGGAAACGCTGGTAACAGCCCCAGAAGCCGCCACAGTGCCGTTTGCCTGTTTGACAGGCGCCCCGGCGTTCCGGGCGGCCTCCACTTGGGCGGAAAGATGGATCAGCTCACCCAGGCACCGCACCACGCACTCTTTGGCATATTCCTCGGTAGGCATAGCCACCGCCAACTTCCGCACACCGTCCACCCCGGTCGTCAGATCGTCAAGCACACGCTGGGCACGGAAGCCCAGCCGCTTGAAGTCTGCCTCGGTAATGGCGGCTTCGCCGTAGATGCCGGCATAGTCTTCATAGGTGATATACATGGGTGAGCCTCCTTCTTACTGCTCCTCGGTGCCGGGGGTGCTGGTGCCGTCCTCCACCGTCACGGTGACAGCGGACAACAGGGCCACATAGTCGGCCTTGACCTTGGCCTTGGAAATGTCCACGCCCAGGTCAGCGGCCAGCTTGGAGAGACCGTCCACCTTCATGGTGGACAGGGCCTTCTCGTCAAAGTGGCCCTCCACGATCTTGACAGCCTTGCCGCTGTCGGGGAGGTCGGCTGCCTTCACCTCGATGGGGGTGCTGGTGCCGTCCTCCACCTTCTCAATCAGAGGGATATGCCGCCGGTTGGCAGCGGTGGACAGCTCTACCAGGCGGGCCTCAGAAGCCGTGACACCCTCCCGGGGGAAGGTGTCGCCCTCGATGTAGAGGTGGTTACCGTCCTGAAGGTCGGTAAAGCGCTTGATAACACGATACATACTTCAGTTCCTCCCTTCTCAGGCGCCGAGGTCTTCGGCCCCGGTGGAGCCGAAGGTCACATTGGCGATACCGTCCAGGTACTCCGCCCACAGCTTCATGCCCATGAGGGCGTGGGTCTCGCCCATCACCCGGCCGTAGTTGCCCTCCTTGTGGACACCGATCAGGCGGGTCTCGCCATCGCCGGTGTTATACACCAGGCCCAGCTGCTCAAAGTCGGCGTTGCTGGGGTCGATGTAGTAGAGGACGATGTTGTCCGCCGGAATAGCCAGGACATGGCCCTGGGGGATCTCGGAGGTGACGATGACGGTAGAAGCACCCAGGAAGTTCTGGAAATACTCGATACCGTTCTGGGTCTGGATGGTGATGGTGGCGGTACCCAGATACTCGCCAACATCCAGAGTGTTGACGAAGGCCACGATGTTGGAGTAGTCCCGGCGCATTTTCTTGAACTTGTCCTTGACCAGAGACACGGCCATGGATACGGCCATCTGGAAGGTGTTGTACTGGCCGGTCAGAGTGCCGGTCTGGGCGAAAGTGTAGAAGTCGTCCAACACCTCGTTCTGAAGCTCGTTCAGGAAGGCGTCATCGGTCTTCTGAACGGCAATAGCGGCGCCGTACTTGGCGACAGCCTCAGCGGTGACAGCCTTCCGATACTTCTGGAGGATAATGTCACCGTAAGTCACGGGCTTAACGGTGGCCTGAGACAGAGGCACCTCGTCGCCCTCGGGGACAGTGCCATTGGCCAGGGTCACCTCAGCAACGCTGGAGACCAGCTTGGTACCGGGCTCCTTGGGGATAGGCCGCATAACGCCCAGGATTTCCCGCAGGGCGTCCCAGTTGCGGTTGAAGCGCTCGATGAAGTCGATCTCACGCACCTGCAACTGGCTAAACTGGGCGGTGGTGGTAGTGTTCTGAATGACAGACATTCAAATCATCCTTTCTGAAATAAATTCATGTTCTCAGCAATAGCTTGCTGGCGTTCGCTGGGATCCTTGATGGCCATGATCTCGTCCTTGGAGTTGTACTTTTTCCCGGTCTGGCCACCGCCCAGCTTGGTGGTCACCTTCGCAGGGGGAGGAGTGTTGGGGTCTTCCTCCGGGGCGAAAGCGTCGGGGTCGGCTTCCCGGGCCTTCTTGATGGCGTCCTCAAAGCCCAGCAGCTTGTCGCCGTCCCGTTTGAGACCCTGCTTCTTGATTTGCTCCATGATAGCAGCTCCGGCAGAAGCGGAAGAGAACTTAATCCCGGAAAAACAAGCCTTCAGAGCGTCGTTGTAGTCCCGCTCCTCCAGCTGGGTCTTCAGGTTATCCTCGGCTTCCTTGGCCCTCTTGTTGGCCGCTGCCAACTCGGTTTTGAGGGCGTCAGCGTCCAGACCCTCAAACTTCTTCAGGCTCTCGGTGGCCGTGTCAAGTTGGGATTTGTACCCGTCACGCTCGGTCTCCAGCCGCCCCACCTTCTTATCGAACTCGGCCACCGTCTTGTAGTTCTCGGCCACCAGCTTTTGGAGCTCGGCGGTCTTGTCCTCGGGTACGGTGATACCCAGTTCCTTCAGGATCTCGTTGATGTTCTTCATGGTAATATCCTCCTACATGATTTTTTCGTCCGGTCTGTCTCCGGCACGGATTCAGCCGGTTTAGCCGCTCGGCAGCGGGCCGCTTTCACCTCTCGGCGGAGGGTATGAAAAAAGCACCCGCCGGGTGCTGATTTCCGAAAATAGGCACGAAAAAAGCACGGTGTTCTCACACTGTGCTTCCATGGGTAAAGCTATGGAGTTTTGGGGGGTATAGGAGAGGCCGCCCGAAGGCGGCCTCACAGTCTGGTTATTTGGCAGGCGCCCCATTCTCCTGCATCTCTCGGGTTTCCCCTGTCATGCCATCGGCGCGTGGTCGGGGCGAAATTTACCACCTCAAATAACCGTCCTTATCCTACGCTCATTATAGCAAAATTATCCCCGCTTGTAAAGTACCTCTTTATTCTTCACAAGCCGGTTATACTCTTGCTTTCTGATTTTCATAAGCGTTAAAACGGAATTTTTATAGCCTGGATCATCCGATACAGTGGCCAGCCGAAGTGCCACCCGGATATATTTTTGCTTCTCGCTGTCATATATTTCTTTCAACACGATGGCCGTGCCTTTGTGGTCGTCTCGAATGATATAATCAGGATCCGCAATAATTTCTGGGAGATAGGGGCTATACTGCTCATAATCTCCCGGGTGGTGATCTTCAATGTGGGCTATGCGCTCGTCGGTAATGATAACTTCGTCCGTGGTAATGCCTTCCGTGACGCAGCTATATTTTTCTATGTCGAGCTTGGTCACAAAATGCAAATCGGCAGCCTCCCTGGATTTTGAGCCTGTTTTCATTGTAACAGGTTTTGGGGGATTTGCAAGAGGTTTTCTTGCCGCTGCCGTAGCACTGGCGGCCTGCTTCCTACCCCAGCCAGCAATCTTGACCCTATCCTGTAAAGGCTTCAGGTCGTGCTCTTCGCAGAATTGGCTATATTCTTGGTTTTGCCGCTGGAGGAGCTTGGCCTTTTTCTGATATAGGCGCTCCAAATCGGGCTTGGTCTCGTCATCGGCGGCGTCCACCGCTTCTTTGAGCCCCTGAACCTCCCGCTTTGTGCGCCTGATCCTGCGCTCCAAATCCCGCTGGTGCTGTTCCAGGTCGTAGCGCTTCCGGTTCTCTTCGCTGTCAAAGCCTTTGTAGGGATTATTCACCCCATCACCGGGGCCAATGCTATGCCGGCAGTTGGCTCCACACAGGCCTTGCACATCTCCCTGACCGCAGACGGAAAGAGGAGGGAAGCGGGGGTCTTTACCGCTCCGGGAGTAAAACTTCCCTTGCCACCAAAAATGATTGGTCAGGTTCTCCCCGCCGTCACCGTACCGGGCACCCAGGTGGGCGGAGGTCAGAACGGTATCCCAGTCCAGCTCTTCCATCCGGGCCTCGGTCATCTCAGCGCAGGCTTGGGCCACGCCAGTCCGCACAGCCCGGAGGGTGGCGGTCTCTATGGTGTCCCTCCAGCCGGTGGGGTAGTGGACTACCACACCGCTCCGGGCCACCTTCTCCACCGCTTCCTTTACTGCTTGGGTGTAGGAAATGGCGCCGGTGGCCACCTGGGTATAGGCACGGTCACATACCTGGATAAAAAGCTGTTGGGCCGCCGTTGCCGTTGTGCCGGTGTAGTTTCGCCACTCTTGCAAGGTCTTCCGATAGCCACGATCCAACAGGGCAAGAAGCTGGGGAGAATTGAGAAGCGGGTCAGGGGACAGCCCTGCCGCCTTATAGACTGCGTTATCCCAGGCCACAGTCTTCACGCCAGCGTCCTCAAACGCCCGCTTGATCTCCGACACCTGCCGGCCGGTGGCCTTGGCAATCTCCGCCACCAACTCCTCACGCAGAAAGCCCGCCTCCTGCAAGGTCTCCAACTGCCATTTGTCTATGGAGGTCAGAAGGTAGTCGTCCTTACGCTGCAACCGCAACATGATCCGCCGGACTACCCGGCGCAAGATGACACTGTGAAGCTGGGAAGCTATTTCCTCGGCTCCTTCGCTCAGTCTCAGGATATAGTCGGGGTCAAGCATGGGCTATCACTCCTCCGGCGCCAAATCGGGGTCTTCCGTATCGGCTGCCGCCACCAGAGCCTTGGCCTCCTCCTCGGTGTAGCCCTCAAACTTGTTGAAATACACCCAAGCCGGCACCTTGCCCTGGACTACATACCCCCACCACCGGGCCTTGTCCTCTTCCTCGTTGAGAGTGAGGTCTGCGAAGTCATAGGCGATTTCGTAGGTACCCCGGGGGGCCAGTCTGTAAGCGTCAGCGAACCAGTTAAGGGCATAGATCATGTTTTCAAGACAGCCTTGCAGGGCCTTCCGCACATCGTTGACCATCTGGAGGGTGCGGCGGTCATCGCTCTCCACTTCGGTGGCGGTGACCATGCCGGTTTTCTCGTTGAATACAAAATAGCCGTTGGAGAAGCCGCACTTAAAGCCGATTTCGCTGAGAAGAGCATTGATACCTGTTAGCCGTTTGTCGGTCTGCAAAGTGGGGTTGATCTCATGGTAGATTTCCTTCTCCATGGAGCCGGAACCTTCCACCGCTTTCACATAGTCGGGAAGCCCGGAATTTTTGATATGCGCCTCCCGAGCCTGACGGGACGGGGGCAGTTTTTGGCCCGCCGAATAAAGCCTGTCAGCGTCCAGCAGCAAAAGCCGCTTGGAGTCCACAATCTCCTTGGCGTTCCGGCTATATGCCACATCCAAATCTTTCAGCTCTTCCAGAGCGGAGGAGAAGATGGGCAGGCCCATGGGACTATTGGGGTCTTTGTTGTTGGCTGCCGGGGTGCGGAAGATACCGAAAAGGAGCCGGTCAGCCCCTTCCATGGTGGCGTCATCTGCCAGAGCGTCGTCCACCCAGGGGGTGACCTCCATGGCCACCTGCTTCCCCTCGTCCGTCTCACTCATGCCACGGAAGTACCGATTGGAGACCGTATAGACCCCGTCTTCGATGTGGTGATATTCCAGTCTGGTAAACCAGCGGTCAGCGGAGGCGTCAAAGCGACGGTCAATGAAGACCACTCCCGTGACCTTCCCGCTTTCGGTGGCGACAATGCGGAAGCGGTCAGGCAAAACCAACTCCACCCCACTGCCATAGGGCTTGAAGATGACGGTACCGTAGGCGCAGCCATACTCACACCACTGCCGCAGCAACTCGTCCAGAATATTTTTGAGCTGTTCCTGGATCCACTCAGCCCGGGGGGAGCCGGTGAGGGTAATTTCTGCGTTCATGGTGGCCAGCCGTGCCACCTCCGAAGAGACCGTCTGGGCGAAATTGATGGTGACCACATCGTCGTCATCATTGAGCCAGTCCGGTTCCCCTCGGTAGGCCTTGGCGCACCGATCCAGAAAATTGACCAGCTCCACGGTATCCACCGGCTTCACACCGAAGAGCTCCTTGGCCCGCCGGTTCAGAAGGCGGCTAAAAAAGTCGCTGAGCGTCTGTCTCATTCCCACATTATCCCCTCCAAAGCAGCCGAATGACAGAGGCGGCGCTGTCTGGTGCGTCGTCGTGCTCTGCGTCCTCGGTGTAGTCGCAAATCTGATTGATATATTCCTGGTCGGTGCCCTTCACAAAGACCACCTTGGCCCATTCACCTTTCAGGTAGGTGGTGATTTTCAGGTGCTTGTTCATGCTCTCATGGTAGGTCAGTATGTTCTCACCCTCACGGCGAAGATCACGGGCCAAATAACCCTTGTCGCCGTTGTCCTCGCAGTAGCCACGCCCACAATTAAACTGCTTCCGCAGTTCGATTATGGCGGCCTTGCAATCGTCCACATGGCGGTGCCACAGTCTTCCGTAGAGGTAATAGACCCCGCCCACTTTGCGGGCGATGGTGAAGGCGGTGTAGTCGTCCCCGCCATAGGCGGCGTCTATCTGGGAAATGCCCTGCTCCACCATTGCCGGGTCGCCGTCCGTCTGCGGGTTGAAGAAAAGCACATCGTCAGAGGCGATGTGCCGCAGTTCGTAGTTGGCAGCGAAGAGGGAGGCGGTCATCTTCCCCCTAATATCCTCCAACTCGTCCTTTGAGATCAGGCCGGTGGTGTAGCAGTCGAACCGCTCCGGGTTCGGCATGAGGATGAAGGCGTCCTCAACGTGCCAAGGGGTGCCGGTGTTGAAAATACGGCCTCCCCGGTTCTTGATATTCTGCAATTCCTGATAGACCGCTTTGGTGTGGTCTCTCTCGGCCTTGCTGGTTCTGTCCTGGGGGTTCACTATGTCGTCCGTGAAGATACGGTCAAAGTGCTTACCTGTCAGGCTGCTACCTATGCCCTGGGCCACCAGTTGGGAGGTTCCTCTGGGGCTGGAAGCCAAATTTGTGGATATTTCCAGAGCGTTGGCGGTCGTCAGCTTCAATTCCACACCGTAAATGGCCCACACGAACACCCGGATTATTGCGCTCTCCAGTATCTTCTGGACTTGGGCTATAACCTCTTTCACATCGGTGTCCGTCTTGCGGAGGAACAGCGTGGTTGTACTGGGGAACAGTATGACGATCAGAGCCAGGGCAATGGACACGCAAGTGGTTTTATAACTGCCACGGTGAGCCTGGAGGGTCTTATCCTTCTTCCCGCTCACCATGTCAGAGATCCAGCCGTTATGTAGGTCGTCCGTCAACAGGGTAAAGCCCAGAGAGCGCCCCAGCTTGGCCGGGTGCTTCACCAGGAAATCAATCGCCTGTTGCCGCGTCATTCACCAACGCCTCCACTTCCGCCACCATTTCCGGGGTTATGCCGGAAATGGCGATTTTCTCGGTGAAGGTTCCCAGGTGCTTGCCCAGCAGTTCCAGAGCCTTGATTTTGTCGGTGAGCTTGATTTCCATGCCATAGTCACGGTAGTAATCATCGACTCTGGAAAGGGCGATTTTGGCAAGCTCCGCCACCACCTGATCCCCAGTTATGTGGGTTCTGTCCTGACGGTTCTCAAATTCCTGTTGAACGGCCTCTTGGATCTCTTGCGTCTTCAGAAGTTTATAGCCCATCTGTGCGGCGGTCTTCTCACTGTACCCCGCCCGGATAGCGGCGGCGGTGGCATTGAAGTCCACCGTGTACTCGGCCACAAATCGCTGTTGCTTCTCGGACAATGCCATGCGCTCACCACTCCTTTCGTCTGCTCCACCACAGGCTCCCACCCCTGCCCACTGTTCGCATGATGGATTTCCCCAGCCGGTGCCGCCGGCCACATCGTTTTTGGTGCCCCGCCCCGGTTCATGCGCCGAGGGCGGGACATGGGAACGCCCCGCCGGGGGAGAAACCGGCAGGGCGTTCGTGCAAGGAGGGTTGGAAAGAACCAATGGCCTATGCGGAAAAAACCACGATAGCATTATAGCACGGAAAAGTGGCTAAAAAGTGCAAACTTTTTCCAAAGTTATTCCAGCAGTCCACGATAGCGGGCTACCGTCAAAATGAAATCATGGTGCCACTGCATAGCCGTCCTACGGCTCACCGGGATTTTCCCCGCCGCCTCCTCGATGGTGTTGGCCTGATCGTACCGCTTGGGCCAGTACACCAGCCCAATGAGCCGTAGCCGTTCCACGCCGTCCCTCCGTTGCTGTGTGGCCCGGATAGCCGCCTCCACAGCGTCAAGGCTTCTCTGCTCGGTCTGGGTCAGTTCCCTTGTCGCCACATTCTCGGTTGAGCGGCTGGGGGTGCTGTCCCCCGGTAACCCGGTATAGTTCGCTGTCATGCTGACATCATGCAAAGCCTGATACCGAGCCAAATAGACCGGGTACATCCGCACGATATTCCGGCAGAAGCCCCACCAAGGCTCCCTTGTTTGGCTCATGTAATCCACCCACTTTTATCGTTAAATTATTTTTAATTTTAACTTGACTTTAACCTTAAAAAATGATATAATGACCTCACAAACGAAAGGGGGCCATTATAATGGCACAGAGTAAAGTGTACAAACACGGTTATCAAATGGCAAACCTCAGAGAAATTTGCGCCATGACTAAAGGCATTCGGCAGAACAGTGGATACCATATTGAAATCGCTTGGGATCCCACAGCCGGCCGCATTTGCATTGAGGAACACGTTGGCCCCGTTGGTTCATTCATGTGTAAATGGGTGGACGGGATTGTCCCATGTGGATATCTGACCCGTCCTATGACCCAACAGGAGATTGCCGATCAAGTGGCTGAAGCCATTGCTGGAAATCTTTGATTGGGTCTTCCGCCCCTCCCGAAATGGGAGGGGCTTTCTTGTTTTCCTCATGTAGTCCGCCCTTGGATAACTCTGAAATTTGCCCGGAGTTGTCTGGCCAGCCGATCCGCCGCCCGTTCCCTGATCCCTTCCAGCTTCGCCGGCGCCTGATACATTCCGCAGGATCTCCGCTCTTGGGTCGGCTTGCTATAATCCCCACCGTAGCGGCGGCACTCGTCACAGGTAAAACACGGTTCCGCTGCCTCCCCCGGCGTGAAGAGTGTAGGCGTCAGCTCCACACTCTTGGCGCACAGATTACAAACACACTGCTGGCAGCTCATTTTCAAAGACCTACCCCATGATCCCAATGGTCAAGGTATTCCCGATCTGCCCGCTGTACCGGGGTCTCATACTTCCTCATGGCCCGGTCAAAGGCCTTCCACTTCTGCCGAGTGTTGGCCCAGCTCCGATTTTCCCAAAGCCACCGGGCGGCGGCTATGTAATACCTGATTTTGGCCTTCATGCCTCCACATCCCCTTCCATCTTCGCCCCGCAGTTGGGGCAATAGGCTGTGTCCTCTGTAATATAAATACACGGTCGTTTGTGGCAACAGGAACATTCCCACATATGCCCTGCACCAATGTGTTTCAGTAACCACTGTCCATGCCGCACCGGCGCCAATCGCCCGTCGTCCTTCGCATTTATCAGGTCTATAGCTTCTTTCAGCCGCTCAAGCGGCATTTCCCAGTTGTCTTTTAGCATTTTGTCTGCATGTACAATCTCCGCCGGCGTCAGCCCGGTGTCCTTGTATGCCTTTAGCTCCTGCTCAACATCCCATAGATGGGCTTTTATGGCATCCATAGCTGTCTCGAATTGTCCAGGCTCATAACCTGTATCCTCGTATGCGGCACATCTTTGGGCGCAGTCGATGAGCGGGAGATATTCGGAATCATAGTCCAAGCGTTCTGTGTGCAGGGCGTTGATGATTTCTATTGCTTTATCGCTCAACCTCTCCATGTCAATCCTCCAAATCTAAACTTTTATAAACCCGGCTTACTGGGCGGCGGGCATGATTTCAACCTCTACCCTGGGCTTCTTTTTGTCCACAAAGAAGCGGTCAGAGAAGGAGTCTATCTCACCCCAGCCGTCATTTTTCAGCACCCCAGCCCGCACAAGAGCGTCCTGTATGCACTTCCGGCCGAAGGAGGAAACATTGTCCTTGTCCCGGCGGCGGTTCGGCTCATACCAGGTGTAACGCATAACCACGGGGGTCTTGAAGGACACACCTCGAAGCTGGGTTTTGGCGCAGAGGATGATAATATGCTCGGTCTGACGCTTCAAGAGATTTCCCTTGTGCCTGCTGGTATCAAGGGCGTCTATGTAGTCGTTCAGGTTCGGCAGGATTCCAGGAATGACCAGCTTTACACCCATCATGCCACTTCCTTCCTCGGCCTGCCTCTCTTCGCATTGGGGGGCAGATTGTACTTGTTTCGCCAGTCATAAACGGTTCTGTAATTTACACCAAGCTGCTTGGCTATCTGGTGGTCATTCAGACCATCGCCGTATAGCTGCCATGCAAGGCTGTCGTCCATCGTCTTGGGGCGTCCACGCAGTTCCCCGGTGTTATCGCCCCCATAGACCGCATAGGTACCAGCCTCCAGATCCTCCACAACGACGCAATAGGCCTTGTTCTTCCCGCTCTTGACCTTGGAGACGATGGACTGGAAACTGTTGACAGTACACCCCATGAAGGCAGCGCACTCCCGAGCATTACCAATGACAATGAGCTGATCCCGATAAGCGGCATAGACGGTGTACCAAGTCGAACTCTCACGCCGTCCCATCGGCCACAGCCTCCTCACCCCAAACACTGTCCGGGTAGTTCAGCCCGGCTCTCTCACACTGGTTCCACCATTCTGTGGCGGTCATACCTGCCGTTTTAGCTTCCTCAGCGGTGGCCGGGATACCGGCAGCTCTGCGGAGAGGAATCAGGCGGTCACGTTCCGCCTTCATCCGGGCGAAGAGATGGTCTTGGGCTTCTTTGGCCCGCAAGTCAGCGCCACCCCTCGGCTGCGGCTTTGTAGCTCCCGCAACACTACGGCCTGGCAGTTCTGCTTTGATTTCGGACAGATCTGGCCAATATCGACATTTCCCAGCATGGCTTTCTACGGCCTTTATAACCTGCTCAACACTGTAACCGCTCAATTCATTTACCCACACTTTTGCAATGCGCCCGCTTAGCCTTGGCCGTTTTTCTTCCGGGGTGTTCGGGTGCAACGCCTTGATGTGTTTCCAAATCTCTTGTATGTCAGAAATTTCCATGCCGTTCCCCTTCCGTCTATGGTAACTCTTCCGTTAAAGTGCGCCCCCGAAAGAAGTAGAGTGTATAGTTTTGTACTCTGTAACGATAGGTAAGGTTATGTTATGTATGGTAAGGTCTGGTAGGAGCGTTACACGTTACATAAGCGTTACACAGCGTATCACCAGCGTTACAAGAGCGTTACCTGTAACCGTTACATAAGCGTTACACAGCGTATCACCAGCAGTCAGGCTTCGGGGTTGTTTTTCCGCTCCCGGTATTTGCGTACCCTCTCCCTGGTTTTCTCCTTCTTGTTATCCTCGGCATCCATCAGAAGGACGGCGTACTCCTCCCAGTCGTGGAGTTTCATATCCTCGTCCAGCCAGCCAGCCGCCCGGAGGCCCATTATCAGGG